GGCGCGGAGAAAACTGCGAGCGCCCGCCGGCCTGTTGCAGTCCGATGGTCACTTGTCCCTGCGTTGGGTCGAGAACGAAGTCCGCGCCAACCCCGGAGAACACCGCTACCGGATCGGTGGGTCCCGGAGATGACCCATAGAACTTCCAGACGCTGATTGGACGATCGACGATCCCCTGATTCAGTACCAGGGAGCCGACCGAGTAATCGGTGTTGCCGAGTTGCAATGACCCCCGCGCGCTGCTTTGTGCAGCATCGGTGCCGAGCCCGGTGATCTTGATGTCCCATGTGAGCCAGGTATTGCCGCCCCAGACGATCGTCTCCCGCGACGACCAATGTTGCGGCGTGTCGAACAGGATCTCGACGAAGTAGCCGGGTAGCGTAACCGGCCCGGCGACCGCAGTCGTCGCTGCGCTGGTTAGTGTTCTCATCCGTTTACGCTCACGTCGTTGAGGAGGTCGCCGACGTGAACGACTACCGTCAGCGGGGTGTTGGCAGCTTCGAGGTTGGTATCCGCGGCGACCACGAATTTATCGGCCGCTTTATCCAGTTTGATGTTTATCTCCGCCAGCACATCGGAGACCGACTGATGGAGGTCAGTCTCGACCGCGGTCAGGCGTTCGTTGACGCCTTCGGTGATGATGTCCAGGTTGCGCAAGTATTCGGGCAGTTTGTCCTTCTGCGCTGCCGGGTCGAGCAGCCCGAATGCGGCGGTGATGTCGGCGTTGATCTTGTCGGCGAGTCGCTGAATCTGTGCGGGATCAGACGTGGCAAGCAACTCATCGTACAGCGCAGTCGCCTCGCTGGTGTAGAACTGATACTGCGCCTCCGGGTCCATCGTCTGCAGGCGCAAACTGCGGGCGGTATCCGCGAACATGGAATTGATGGATGCACGTAACGCTTCCAGCTGTATGATCAACTGCGCCTGCGCCGTCTTGTAGGTGTTGGTCGCGGACGTCAGTTTGGTGACTGAATCGATGGACCCGTCAAAGCCGTCCATCATCTTGCGCAACGCTGTGGCCATAAGGCCGAAGCCATAGAAGCTATCGTTGGTCGCCGCGCTGATTTCAGTCAGCATTTCGTCGAGCGGTTGATTGGTGAGCGTCTCGGTCAACGCTGCCCATGCAGTGCCCAGCGCCACGATGGCGTTAGCTGCCTCCGTTGATGCGGTCGCGGCGGGTACGCTGTTCAGTATCTTGGCGATGTTCTTGGGCAAATCTGACGCCTGCAACGCGGCGAGCAATGCCCGCGATGATTCGGTGACGAGGGCGCGTTGGAGGTCTTCCGGATTGCGACTGCCGGTGCCCTTCGCGTCCATGACCGTTACGTTGCGCGCGTCGTACACGGACAACCCGTTGATGGCAGCGCCCGCGCTGGTGCGGTTGTTGGCCGTGCCCTGCGGGTCGGTGTCGTAGCCGAGTCCGAAGGACACATTGGCTGCCGTCCCGCCCAGCCCCTTGATGGCGTCGGCGTAGGATTTGCTGATTTGGTTAACCGCAGCCAGCATCGCTGCGTCACCCTGGGTCGGCGTGTAGTAGCGGCTGTTGTCCGCGTCTACACTCAAACCGGCTATTCCTCCCGACGCGGCGAACCCGCCCGACTTCGGCCCGCCCTTCGGCATGTTGGAGACGATGGAGTAGATGATGACGGCAGCGAGCGCGATCCAACCAGCCACCGGGATAGCGGCCAGCCCCGCCGCAAGTCCGGCCTGCAAACCACCAGCGGTCACTGCACCAGCGGCAGCCGAGCCGACTTCCGCCGCTGCACCAGCGCCCAGAGCAACCGCAGCAGACGAGCCTCCAGCATAGCCGCCCATGAAGGCCGCACCGACACCGCCGAATAACGTGCCGCCAATCGTCGGGCCTCCCATCATCCCGCTTGCCGACGACCCCATGCTCAACAGACTCATCCAATCCGTACCACCGCCGCCACCAATTCCCGTTGCCCCGGCGAGACTGGACGCACCCATCCCCAGCAGCGACATCCCGCCCTGCACCGCGTACTGGACGATCGGCCGCAGGATCAGCGTGGAAAACATATTCTTCAGCGTGTCCCGGAAATTCTGCGCGATGCTCTTGCCATTCTCGAACCCGCGCATCAGCGCATCGGTAATCGTTTGGCTGATGCTGTCATAGGTCTTTTTGAAGGCGTCCTCCTGCTCCTTCAGACCCTTGACCAATTCGTTCTTGTTGAACCCTTCGGTGATGAGTTTTTTCCTCGCCTCCAGTTCCTCCTTCAACAACCGGATAGCTTCCTCCGCCCCTTCCCCGTTGATCTTGCGGATCAGGGCTTCGTTCTCCATCTCCGCGTTGAGCAATTGATGCGCGAGTTCCGACTGTCCGATCAATTCGTTTTCGCGTTTGATGCGCTCATTCCCCTCCTGGAACGATTGCACCGTCGCGACGCGAGCCTCGATCAGTTTTTGCTTCGCTTCGCCGGCCTTTTGATCGGCTTCAATTTCCGCCTTGGTCGCCGCGAGCATCTTCAGGGTAGCCGCTTCCTGTTGCTGTAGGCCGACGACCATGCTGGCCTCGACTTGTAGATTCAATTGCTGCCGCGCGGTGAACGTCGCCCATGTTGGATCGGCCATCTTCTTTAGAATATCGGTGAGGGCTGGAGCCACCTTGTTGCCGGTGAACGCTTCGTCCAGCGCCATTCCCGCTGCAATGGCTTGTTTTTGGAGGTCCACCAGCGCCTTGGCGTATTCGTCGACGCCAGCCTTCCCGCCGGCGGTCATCCCTGGCGCTTGGCCCTTCGGAGTTGCGCGCTCCCCCGCTTGATAGTCAGCCGACCCCGCCCCGAATCCGCCCTTGGTTTGCTGCTGTTGCAGGTTTTGTAATGCCACGAGTTGCAGCTTGTAGCCTTCTATGGCGTTCTTGCGGGCGGAGTCGGTGACGGCATACCAGTGCAATTCACCCGCTTCAAGCGATTCGATTTCCTTCCTGATATTGGTGATCTGATCGCTGACCGGCGCGTTCAGATTAGTTTTGAAGACAGCGATCAACGCCGTCCCGAAGTCAGCGCCCGCGGCACGAACGGCATTGAACTGAGCAATGGTGACGTTCAATGCCGGAACAACATCCGACAGTAGTATGCTTTTGAGTCCCGTAAACGATTGCAACAGCAACCCGATTTGCTGCTCGAGAAGTTCTGCCTGCCGCGCCTGCTCCGCGGTCACCGTCGACGACGCCTGCATATTGCCCACCATGTCGTGCAGCATGGCGTTGAAGTCGACGCCGCTGCGGCGGAATATGGCCATCGTCAGCGCGGCCTTGTTCGCGCCGTCGTCAAACTTGTCGAGTTCCTTGGCGACCTGCATCAACGCCGTCGCCGGATCGCGCGCCGAGACTCCGAGGAGCTTCAACGCTTCCTGCGCCTTCTCCGCGCCCTGGCCGGCCCCGCCGATAGCTGCCGCCATGCGATAGATCAACCCGCCAGCATCGGACGAACTTATCCCGGCCAGTTTCGCCTGATTCACATACTTGGACAGATTCTCCACCGACGAGCCGGTGGCCTGGCTCAAATGGTGCAGCGATGCCGCACTCTCGACTACGCCCTTCGCCCAGTTCAACGCCGCGCCCGCGCTAAGGGAAACCCCTAACGCCCCGAGCGCGGTCCTTGCCATATCCGCCGCGCCCGTCATCGACTTCATGGCCGTCGATGTCGTCTGCGACACCGAATGCATATCGGTCGTGAACTTGGCGATGTTCGCTTCAAGCGATACGACTAGCTTGGCGATTTCAGACGTTGCCATTGGGGTTTGCCTTGGCGGTTAATAGTGCGCGCAACTTCTCGGAAATCTGCTCCGGGGTTTCGGGTTCAGGTTCGGGCGCCGCCGCCTTGTCCGCCCACGGGAAGAACGTCATCGGCGAGATCGGGTCTGCGTCCTTGGTGCGGTTCAGGTTCAACGCTACCGCGGGGGCAAGCCCCGCCCGCAGGTCGTCCACTGCCCCGCCGAAGGGCTCGATACTCGCAAAGGCCATCCATTCCGCGAGTTCACTACTCGGCATTTCGTCGAGGAGTTGCGCCACGGTTTTGCCGAGACTTAGTGCAAGTCGGAAGAGGAAGCGTCGGCGGGGGCGCTCGCGAAGTTTTTTGTTGCCTCCTCCACCGCCGCCGCATCCAATCCGTTCAGATGTTGCGCAGCGAGGAAGAGCTTGCCGACAATGGACGAAGGCCAGTCATCGTTGAGTTGATGAACCTCGTCGTCGGCGTACACGCGCGCGTTGTTGTTGTCAGGGTCGACCCAACACAGTGCGACGAGCCGCGCCTTCAGGT